AGTTTTAGAGAGTTTGGTATCGGCATAATCTTTTATATCATCTATCATCTTTTTAGTAGGTGCAAGAATTATTCTATATGTCTTTCCTGAAGTATTATGATTTTTAGCAGTAGTTCCTTCTTGTGCTCTTGTAATCGTGTAAGTCGTATTTCCACCTGAACTGGAAGAAGCAGTTACTCTTACTATTTCTACATCTGGGTCTCCAGCAGGGCTCTTATAGTCTGTAAAATTGTAAATTGTAACATTGAAAGCTCCTTCTGTATTTGGATTGGGAAATTTAGATGCATCAGAATTAGATATAACCAAAGATGTATCTGTATCTGAAATACCATATACTAACGTCCCAAAAGCAAAGTTTCTAACTGGGTCCATCTTCTGCCTCCACTACTTTAACTTTACCCTAACTTTTGCAGTCATCGTATCTCCATCAAGAATCAACCTCTCCACAGATAAAGGCATATATCCAATTAAATATCCCGTATTGTCAGAAGTAGTTGCCAAAAACAATAAATTTATCGGTCCTATATCTCCACCTGAAGCAGTAAAAGAAACTTCAGAACTTACTACTCTATAATCTCCTTCGTGTTTTTCAAGAATTGGAAAACCTCCACTACTCCTTGCTAAAGGCTGAGGCGAATATCCATTTCCTACAGGCTCATTCTGAATCGTAGTCAAAGTATCAGTATCTTCTAATATATCTCTTGCAAGACGAGCATAAAAAGTATTGGTTATCGAAGCATTCCTAAAAAAGACATCAAGCATTAGCATCTCTCCCTGGTCAACTAAAGCATTTCTTCCTTCTTCTTGCCATCGCAAGTTGCCATTCTTGTCAAAACATTTTAATTCCCAGATTGCTTCATAAAATTTATGCTTACCCATTCTTTACCTCCTAACTTGAGAAACTTATACTTCTTACTTCTACTCCATATAATTTACAAATCTGATTAAACTTTACTACTATATCTCTTTCTGCATCCTGCCTATACAAAACATAAACTGTTTCTGATGGTGCTGGACTTATACTAACTGATATATCACCTAAACTATAGTCAACTGTTCCTGAAACCGTATACGAACCTCCACTTACTGCTCTTATGTTTCCTTCTCCATCATCTTCTCCTATCTGAACATTCCCAGCAAATAATTGAATTGAATTCTTCTCCACAGGCAAAGCAGTTAACTTCCCTACCCAATTACTTCCTTGTAAAACTAATTCCTTTCTCAATCTCAAATCCATATATACATAATCTATGCCTTCTACTTGCTCTATTTCTGCAATAATATCCGAATATCTTTTACTTACTCCTAATCTTGTAGTTAAACCCAATTGAAATAAACTCTCAATCAACTTTTCAACAGCACTCTGAACTAACGAAAGCGTATAGTTTTTCTTAACCCTCAAATCTAAAACTACATATACATCTAATATGTCTGCTGGAACGAATTCATATCTTACAGTTAGAATAGATTTTTGTCTTAAAAACTCTACTAACTCTTTTTCAAAATCTGTAGTTGGAGAACCCCATCCCTGCAATACCATAGCAATTCTTACCCAATTAAACATATTGTAATTTGGCGAACCTTCTTCTTTTTCACCCCATACACTTGCTGTAGCAACACCGGGATAACTCTCTATCAAAGCACTAAAGTCATCCTTCGTAACTGCTCTATCTCCTGTTCTAAATACTCGTGGTGCATTATACTTTATCTCTTCTATGCTCTCTTCATCATCACCACCTATCACGGGGTTGTCATTCGTTACTTTAACCTCTACCGGACTTCTATCTTCATCAAATATAACAGAACTTACCTTTGTTATCATATTCGTTCCATAAACATTTCCATTTGCACCAGCAGTTTTAACAAATCTTATCAAAATTGTTGAACCACTCTGCGGTATAGCACCTCTTGAACCATTTCCAAATCTAATCAATAAAGTTCCATCATACTGAGGCACAACTGTATAGTGTCTATCAGTAGGCTCTGACAATATAAAACTATCTACCTGTTCCCATAATATTCCATCTACATACACCCAAAGACTTTCATCCTCTACATCAACTTCATCAATTACATATTCTTGATACTCTTGCCCTGAACCTGTCATAGTTCTTTCCACTAACTCACCTTGAACTACTTCCACATCCATACTGGTCTGACCTTTTAATAAAACTGTATCTTTTACAGTCAAATACTTCGTTCCATCTGCTGTCTCTACTACTGTATATCGAGGAATGTAAATATTCTTGCTATATGCAGTATCAAGATAAAATTTTACATAACCTTTTGCTGATACTTTTCTCCTTGGTTTGTAATTTATCAACTTGACTAAATTCAAAACAGAAGACTTCAACTTCGCTGTATCAAGATAGCATTCCTCAGCCCTCCTCTCTAAATAGTATAAAACCATCTCACCTACATAGGCAAATAATTCAATTAACATCTGCCCGGTAGACGATTCATACATATCTTTCCAAGTTTCTTTCTTCCTCAATCTTTCTTGCAGTCTCTTTACTAATGTCTCAAAATTGTAATCTATAAACATATAACTCTCTGGCATATTACCCTCCAACTCGTTTAGTATATTCTAAAATCTCTTCATTCCCTCTTACGATAAACTGAACAGTTATATCCACATAATTTCTATCTGGATTAGGAGCAAATTTTACTCCTACAACTGTCACTCTTGGGTCCCAAGTCTCTATTACTCTTTTAACTTCATCTGAAATCAAAGTTGCTAATCTCTCATCTATTGGCTCAAACAACAAGTCCTTTAACCTACTGGCAAATTGAGGAAGCATTACCCTTTCTCCCGGATGCGTTCCAAGTATATTGTCTATACTTGTATATACAGCATCTATGTTCTTTACAATCTTTAAGTTGCCTTTAGCATCCCTAATAAATTCGTGATGTATATCTGACCAAATTACCTTTTCCATTACTCTACATACACCTTTCTATCAGGTGGCGTTAGTCTTGCTCCACAACCTGCTACTGCTCGCTCGGTTAAGATTAACTTTCCATTACAATAACTTTTTATTGTCACTGCTGAAATACTTGTACGCCCATGCCCGGGGAGGGGGCAATCGTGCATTGCTCCTTCAACAGCAACCTCTATTCCGTTTACCTTAAACCTACCATCCTGATTATGGCTTACAACTGTTCCACCGTGGTCTGAACTATCCCCTAATAAAGCAATCCTTTTACCAGACATTTCTCTTACCTTTTTCTCTCACATCATACTGGGTTAATATTTACCGTTGTTCCTGAAATTGTTATATTTCCATCACCATCTATAACAACATAAGCATTACTTGGATGCGTTAATTTAACCACTTTGTCTTTGTCATCTATTTCAAAAACTATCCCAGAACTTAACTTAAAAATCTTTTTACTCGGATAGTTATTCACCCTTTCTTGAGGCATATCCTTTCCCGAAACTGCCTCAGCAAAATAGACAGGCTGATACATATCTCCATTTTCAAAGAAAACAAATACATAAGACCCTATATCAGGAACACAAAACGAACCTTTGTCATTTCCTGCTCCCGTAAACAAAGGCATAGCAGGAACAGCCCACGGAAGCACATCGGCTTTAATTCCTATAAAAAACGGATACACCTCTACCTTTATTCTGCCTAATTTCTGCGGGTCATTATTATCTAAAACTTTGCCCCTAAAAATCCCAACTATTTCATTTATTCTCTCACTCATCTAATAACCTTTCTTCTTTCTCGCTTTCAACAAAGTTGTCGGCATAGTCGTATCTATTCCATTTCTAGTCAACAACAATCTCATCCGATGTGAAGTTGTCAAAGTATGCACTACCCTTTCTACCATCCACAATCCCGCATATTGAAATATATACGGGTCTCCTGTATACATCGCATCAGGAATTAATACATCTACCAAATCTCCTGGTGCTACATTTATATCCCCTGGAACTAAAATCCACATCTTTAACAAATTCATTACCCTCTCAGACAACTTTGACTTCATCTGTGCTTTATAGTCAAAGATAGAACTTCTGCCTAAAAATATGGTTCTACTTGTTTCTTCTGCATCTGCCTCGACTAAAAAGTAATCAGATAAACTCATAAAATCCGATAAATCTACTTTGTCTCTTACATACCTACCATTCTCCCAGTCAAAATACTCATATTGCTGAACCTTCACCCCTAAAGAACCTAATACACCATAACTATCTACTATCTGAAAATCAAACATAGGCTCTCTATCTTCAAAACCCACATCGTTCATTATATACTTCTTTTTCACTGGAGCATTTATCAACTCTTTTAAAGTTCTAAATACAAAAACATTCTTGTGATTTACTCTTTTTACAAAACATCTAAAATCATGTTCCCCTGCTCTACCACTTAACCTTGTTTGCAAATCTTTTAAAAATTTAGCATTAGTTTGTTTTCCCTGAATTAAGTTCATTACATAATTCAAAGATGGACTAATATTAATAGAATCACAACCTATTTCCTTTGCTATCGTCTCTAATGTCCCACTTACTTTTCCTGAAAACCCTCTAACAAATTCTCTATCAAATAACATCTTGTTATCTAATAATCCGCTCACTTCAAAAATTGATTGTATCCTTGCTTGGCTTTCAGGAAATTTCCTATACGCCAAAAAATTGAACGAATTGTCTAATTCCTCACCTATAGATTTACCAATCTCTACATACATCTTATTTACTGTTCTATCTGAAGGCAAGGTGTGCACAAATAATCCTGTCGGGTCATATACAGCAAATCTAAACAAAGGCAAAAACTTACCCATATCTTGCACTATCGTAAACTCCTTTATCATATCAAAAGACATTGGAATCGTTGTCCCACCTAATTCAATTCTTAACAGATAATTACCAACAAGTTCAATCATCTAACTCTCTCCATCTTCACATACACTACATTCCCTGCTCTATCTGCTGTCTTCATAAAGTAACTTCTCTAATAGTTTTTTATCTAATTCTCCATTTCTTCCCAAATTCGTAAACATCTAAAATGTTTGGTATCACTAAAAGCTGTCCTACTTTCAACTCAGTCAAAGGATTAAATATATTGTTCACTAAACAAATTACCCACCAATACTTCACTGTCCCATAAGCATAATAACTTATCAAATCTGGACGCATTAAGTCATCTTGCCTAACCCTATAATAAACTGGCTCATATTTCATCTGAAATCTTGATAAGTTATGATGTAAAAAGTCCAACTCTTTCTTTCCTTCTACCTCTTCTATCGCAAAAAACCTCGTCCTGTCCATCAGCTTACTTTTACTGTTTCTATCTTTCTTACCCCACTAAATACATCATCTAACTCATCTTTGGTCAAAACTGCATAAGTCTGAAACTGTATATCTACTGAAGCACTTACAGGATATCCTTCTGGCGTAAATCTGTTAGCATAAGTTACATTTACTCTTTTTACTATTACACTTTCAAAATACAGAAATGGCTTCGGACCCAAACCTACTTGTATCTCTATATTTTCTCCACCAGCCCAACCAGCAACCCCTCCCCTAATCAATGGATTCGGGCCTGGTGGCCATAATACATTAGTAGATATCACTGAAGCAGCTTTACCAACTACAGGTATCTTTACTTCAGGTCCTTGCGTTGGTAAACATAACTTTTTTAAACTCAAACAAGGAACCACTACTTCATCATAAGCATCTTCATCTGCTTCAAATCTTAACTTCATAGATATTGAAATAGGCTCAGTTCCCATCCAAACTCGCCTGGATGTCCACCTCGTTATCAAAGATAAACCTACTGCTGAAGCTATAGCCTGCCATTCTGATTGAGGCTCATACTTTGAGGGTATAAACGAATGCCAATTACTTTCTGTTCCTAAAGTTATCTCCTCCTGTAAAATCGCTACTAAATCAATCAAAACCGGACCCCCACCTCCTGTCTCTATCCTTCTGGCTAAAATTCTAACTTGATATTCCGGTGCAACCTTGCTTAATATTCTCTCTGAAACAGTGTTCCTAATTATTTGCCCTTGACTAACTGAAATAGTTCTCCTTCTTATATCTTTAATAAGCCCTGGTATATTGTATACTACATTGAAAATCTTTATAGGGTCTCTCTGTTTTATTGCTTGCGCAGCACTCGATACCATTCCTGCTATCCTCTGTGCTTCTGCAACATATTTATCCTTCACCATCTGAACATCACTTAATCTTTGCTGTGGATTCCTTGCCAAATTTTCAGCCCTACTTAACTCTTCCATTTTTATAACCCTCTATCTAAGTTTTCTAAAAATGGGTCTCCTATATTCCGTACATCAGATAATCTCCCTTTTGTCTCAGGAATAGGAACTGAAATCTTCTTTTCATATAACTCAGCTAACTTACTTAGCTCCCGTGCTATCTTTTCATTTCCTTCCTTAAATACCTCTGCTAAATCTGTTTCAGCTACAGGAACTGGTTCTAACCTTCTCTCAATAGGTCTCAAATATATTTCACTAATAGGTTGCCCTAATTCTCTTTTTGCCTGTATAATTGATTCCCTAACCGACATGCCTTGTGCTTGTAACTCTAATGCTCTTGCAAGCTCAGGCTTTCCTCCTTCTCGCCTTATTTCCTCTGCTCTGCGTCTTAACTCTCGCCTTACTCTTCTACGCTCTGTCCATTGCTCTATCTTCTGCCCTATAAATCTCCCAATAAACCATCCTGCCAAAGCACTCAATCCCACTAAAATAATAGGTAAAATCACCGGTAAAAGCTTCGAAATAAAAGCTATAATCGTCGGAAATAGATTTCTTAACCAACCCGTAAGCCTCTGTAACACTCCACCAATACCAATACCTCTTCCTCCAGACCTTCTTACCCCTTTAAGTATCTCCATTATCTCTGTAGTCCATCTTGCTTTATAAGCATCTTTGTCAAAGAACTGATATAAAGCTGTTACTACTCCTCCTGTTTCAATCATTCTACCTACACCTCTACCTACTTCAATTCTACCAACTCTTGTTGCTTCTCCTATCCGCCTTTCTCTTGCCCTCTCAGCCCTCATTTCCTCTGTTCCCTTACTTACCTCTGCCATTTGCTCCCTTAAAAATTTCTGAACTTCAGGAGGTAATTCTTCCATTCTTATTCTGGCTCCACCTACCTTCACCTCTGGTTCCCTCTCTCTACCTCTACGAATCCTCTCCCCACCAGGCATTCCTCTTATCCGAACAGGAGCACGCTCCCGTAAATATGCTTCTAATACTTCTTCTGGTAAATAAGGAGCAATTCTGGCTATCTCGGGATATTCTTCTTCCCATCGTCTCCTTGCTATAGCTTCTCTACGTTCTCTCTTCCATTCTCTATATTTTCCTACAACAACTCTGGCAGCAATACCTATTGGCCCTGCTAATCCCCAAAGCATTTCTCTGAATCGTGCAAAAGTAGTACTCTCCCAAACAGCTGTTCTTAAAAAACCTGGTGGTCTTTCAGTTTTCAACGCTCTCAGTCGCCCTTCTACTAATCTATGAGCAATAGCAAGACTACGCAAGTCTAATCCTGTCTCCATCCTCAAATTTTCTAAAATTTGTTGGAATTCTTTATTTTCTTCTCCTATCCTTATTATATCTGCATATTCTTGCTCAATTGCTTTTATCTCCTGAAATAAGTCTTTCACTTCTTGCTCCGTAGGTGTCTCTAAATAATCTATTATTCTACCTATGTAAGTTGCAACATTCCTCATTCTGTCCTGTAAAGAACTTATCCTCCTATCTATTTCTGCAAATCGTGGTCTAACTCTCATACCTGCCGGACCTTTTAAACTATCTCTTACAACACCTAAATAGGCAATCCATTCACCAGAATACTTCTTCCTAATAGCATCTAATAACTCAAACGACTCTTTGGTAAAAGCAAATGCACCTTGCTTCAGAAAATCTCCTACCCATTTAGGGTCATAACTTTTTCTTCTCGGAATAAATTTCATTTTCCTGCTTCTTCTGTTCTATTAATCGGTTATACATCCAAATTATCTCTGAAATGTCTTTTTCATCAAAATCAGTCATATACAAGTAATACCTCAAATTAAATTCTATCTCCAACAATTCGGATAAGGGTCTTGCCTGCTGGAATAAGCCATTCAAACCGAAAGGGACAAGCCACCACCTCCTCTATTTCACATTTCGGACATACATAAGGTGCTTCCATTATCGGTCCATGATAGAACTTGTCGTGAAATCCCCTTATCAAAGCAATATCTTTAGTTGGTAAATTTTCCAGAAATACTACCCTTTTATCTATCGGTTCATCACTAACAATAGATAAAGCATACCTATATAACCAAGAATCAGGATTTATCTTTTCATAATCTACAACCTTTATTTCGTCTTCTACTCTAAACAACCGCATATTTACTACTGTTCCATCTGACAAAGTAATCGGATATGGCTCCTTATAGTCATCAGGCAATTCTTGCACTTCTAACTTTGACAAATCTAAAGTCACTACTACTCTCTGAAAACAGTTCTTACAAATAATCTCTGCATCTACAGTAGGTGAATATGAGTTTACTACTTCCCAAACTAAAAGATACAACCTATCACCAATAGTTAACTTTTCTGGCTGAACTCCTACAAAAACATTTTTAAGCAACTCTACAAACTTCTTCTCCAGATTTTCATAGTTCATAGAAGCAATAAATTTCTCATCTTTTCCTTTAAAAGGTCTGATTTTTACATCGGCAGGATTTACACCTGGATAGACTAAACATTTACTCGGTAGGCTTATATTAAAGTAATTTTCCGCCATTTTTTACCTCCTTTCACTTTTTGCAAGGAGTCTTTTTTCTGCCCACCTTCCACCCGCTACTACATTTGTATGTTTTTTAGTAGCACCCCACTTTTTATTTAGAAATCTCCTCCAAAGATATCTTGTCTACACTCAAATTTACAGTTATCTTTACTAAATCTTCCCCGCCTTCATAACTCAAGTCATACTTTGGTACATCTAACGGAAATACATCCTCCAATTTAAATCTCCTCGTCTCATTTCCCGCTTCATCAAATAAAAATACATACATTACTTTCGCATAATTCAATTTCGGAAAATAATGCCCCCTCTCATCCACCACTAACTTTCTCCAAGCATAGAAATAACTTCCTACTATATCAGGAATAGGCATCCAAAATGAACATCGAATATTGTCAATCTTAAAGAAATTAGCATATTTCGCCTGATACGGACCTAATTTCATCTCCGCAAGTGCTTCTATGCTATAATTCCCAAAACTAATCCCATAACAATATTGTGATACTTCTATCCCTGATTCTCCTGCTACATCAGGCAAAAGTATCTCCCAATTACATCTTTTGTGTAATCTCCAGTTTTTTACCGTTGCAATTGAGATTCCTAACTTACCCATCGCCTATTTAAAATACCTCCTCCCACCAATCATAAGCAAATGTCACAGTAAATCTTAGAGGTTCATCACGCTCATAACTTAAATCTACTCTACCTATCGTTCTTACCCAACAACCAATCAATCTAATCCCTAAAAATGGCTCCCCTTTCGTATTCAACAAATTCAGTTGAACATCGACTTTTATCTCTGGAGCAGATGCCCCTACTCCCTCTCTTGCACTTACAACCTGTTCACACCATTTATAGAATGCCTCAAATACTGCTTTGTCTTCACCCTCTACAAAAGTCACTTCCCATGTATGGTCCCCAAAATCAACCTTACCTGGATATACAACTCCTCCTGTCTGTTTATACGGAACAGCTATACTTCCTGTACTTCTTTGTGGCAAAGTAGTCGATTGGGCTCTCAAAAGCAAAGTTTCTGTATCTGCCCCTCCCCCAATTACATTAGGAAAAAGCACTTCCCATAAATATACCCTTGCAACATTAGATAGATTTGCTTTTAAATTATCAACACCCATTCTTGCCATATCTTACCTCCTTTTTTTCTTATTTAGAACTGAATCCCTCTTGCAATTAACTCCTCAAACTTTGCACCAGTTTGAGTGATTATTGTTTGCAATTGTATATACTCAGCAGCTCTAATCGGCTTGATAAATATATCTACGTGTAACTCATTTCTGTCAATTACTGCTGGTGGATTATTTCTCGTATCACAAAGAACTTTATATCCTCTGTCACCAAGTTCTCTCTGAAATGCACCTCTGGCTGAAAGTAAATCTAAGAAACTTTCAATCGTAGAGGTTATCCTAAATCTTGTTATCTCGTTGTTCGGTTCAAATACAAAGTATCTCAATGTAGCAGAAATTGACTTTTCTAATACAATCAATAGTCTCCTTACATTTACTCTGTCTAAAGCAGATGCTTTTACTTGTTCCGTCTTCTGACCCCAAATTACATTTCCTTCACCTCTAAATGTCTGTAATGGATTAATCTGGGCTTGATATAGCACATCTCTTTCACCTTGAGTAAATACCTTGTTCAATCCCAATACATTTAAAATACCCCGATTGAAACCTGCTGGTGCATACCAAGGCTCTGCTACATAGTCGTTATAAGCAATTTGACTGCCTACATATCCTGATGGTGGAATCTCTAAAATCTTATCATTATACGGGTCATATATCTTTACCCAAGGAGCATACAAAGCACAATAACTGGAATTAAAGTTTTGCGTAGTTTTCCTCCAGTTGACCATTCCAGTTACGTTTTTAGAATATTCATAAGGCACATCTAAAATTGCTATACAGTCTTTCCTTGATTCAGCAATAGATTTCATCTTCTGTTGAACTGTTACAGATGAATATCCACCGTTTAACAAAATCCTTATATCTACATCATCTGGATTTGCAAATTTGTCCCATCCCTGAACTATTTCACTGTCAGTTATCGTATCCCCATCATAACCACCACCTAAGTTCAAAACAGTTGCTTGCTCTTTAGGCATTAAATCTTCATCTGCTGTCGTATCATTAGCAACTAAAATATAATCACTGAATCCGTTAATCCTATCTTCCATATACATCTGACGCCCATATCCATCTAACTTATGCTTCCTTGAAACTGTCCACGTCTCTACTTTTCCCCAAATACCTTCCGATAAAACATATACTTCAATATCAAATTCTTTATCCGTATCACTCAAATTCGTTATCTTTATCCCAACAGGAATATCTCCATCATCATTAGCCCATTTTCCTGGGTCCTTTGCATAAACATAGAATAAAATATCACTTTCTTGAATATAAACTGGCTCTGATACACCCTCAGTTAAAGTTTGATTGTTCTTCGAACTTCCACTTACAGCAATTTTTGCACCTGCATATAAAGCATTTTTGGCAACTCTCAAACAATACAAGGTATTTCCATTCTCAAGAAAAGCCAGTGCTGTGTAGTGAAAATACTCACCAGGTCTCGGATATCCATATTCCTCTATAAACTGACGAGTATTCGTAATCAACTTGATTTCCTTCGTACTTCCTTTTCTTGAGAACCCTACTAATGCACACGAAGTTGTTGCAATGTTAGGGACTATCTCACTGATGTCTTTCTCTCTTACATATACTCCTGGGCTTACATAGAATGCCATTTTTACCTCCTTTTTTAATTTTACGGTTTAAAACCTGCTCTCCTTAAAGCATTTTTTAACTCGTCCCTCAAATCTATTACAATCAGAAGTTCCTGCCTATGCTTCTTTCCATCTAATCCTTTATAGTTCCTTACAAATAAAATCTTGTTATGAGCAAGAACCTCTACATCCCAAACACCAAACATCTGAAGCATATCCTCATCTCTAATTAACTCTAAAAATCTTTTGCGAGTTATTTCTTGATTCTTCACTCTATAAAAAGTATCTGAATAGTAAAAACGCAATTTTCCCCATAAACTTATCCTGTCTAGATAAAAGTCCATATTTATATCAAATGCCTGTGGTCTTGGGTCTGGATATGATAACATCTCATGAGGTGTCATTTTCGGAGCAGGAATATCCAGCCATTCTTTTATTCCTTTGTCCATTTCTTTTAAAATCTCATCAACTAGTCTTCTCATCCTTCTATTACCTCTTCAAATAATAGCTCTGGCGGAATTATATCATCCCATACTTTGATAATTATCTTCTTTATACTCTTTAATGAAAACTGGTCAAATACCCAACCCTCTAACTTTATACTCTGCTTTATTACAAAATATAATCCTTTCTCAAACATATTCTCTATTGGTGATTCATCTACAACTTCAGCCAAAGACATATAAAACTCTATCGGATATACCTCATTTACCATTATCTCAAGTCTGGGATTCTGTTGTTGCCAAAGCATTATCTTTTCTACCAATTTCAAAATCTTGTCATAATCCTTAGACCAATACCAAACATTGTAATTCAAATCTGCTGGAACTAATTTAAATTCTGTTATGTCCAACTTTGTGTCATCTAAGTAATTTCCATATACACCTCTCCTTGCTACAGGTGTCCTTTGTCTATCCCAAGCAAATTTAAAACTTTCAAGCCAGACATTTATAAATTCTAATACATTCTCTCCTCTTTTTTCTGCCATTACCCTCTGAGCAATACTTTTCGGAAATATAACTGTATCCAACTCTATAGTTTCCAAATCTAATATATCCCTTGCTTTATAAAAAGCTAAAGCTTGAACCCCTCTCGTTATAACTTTTAAAAAACTACCTTCCATGCATCAACTCTATAAATTCTTTCCAGATTTCTTTAACAAATTTATCATTGGGATGTTCTAAATTTGCTTTAACCCAACCTTCAAAATATCCCTCTAATTCCTCACCACAATAAGACTTTTTATATTCATTAAAGCACTTCTGTGCCATCAGTAAAACTATTCCTTTGCTATAATCTTCAATCATTCAACTTTCTCCTCTTTTTCTGCCCTGGGACAGGATACTCACCTACCTCTGATAAATCTATTTCCGAACGAATAAACTTCTCAATCTCATAATAGTTTTCTACTACCACATTTTCTAATATCTGTCCCGGTGATACATATACAGTTGTGCTTCCCACTACTACAGGAACCGATACACCCGAAACATTTACCAATTTCTTAACTCTTATTCCCATCACCGAACCCCTTTCAGACTCACATACTCATCTAACAACTTGTTTGAAATCCTTTTACTTTTTAACAATTCATCAAAAATATCCTTCCTTATTAACCTATTCTTGCAAAAATCTCTCCAGAATTGTTTCCTTGCTGTCCTGCTTAACTTGTGACTTACTAAATCATCTATCGCTCCAAATAATAGGCTCAAATCCTCAAGCATCATTCCTAACTTCTGTTCTTTGGTAAACTTCGGCTTTCTAAATTTTCTAAAAAATGCTAGTAATTTGTTCAAAAATATCTTCATTTCTTCCTCCTTCTGGGAACAATCTTACAAACTTTATGCACTTCTATATCATGAACATGAGGCATCTGTATATCTACCACCTCAAACTCATCAGTTTTAACTCGTTCTGGGACATATTTCAATGATATCTTTATATAACTTCTTATCTGAACTGGTATATCATTCTTAAACCAAGCTAAAATCGGGCTTTCATCTTCCATAAAAATTCCTAACTTTCTTAATCTATGTTGATTGGGAGACCATTCTATATATACCTTAGTCCGATATACTGCATAACTAAACTCTTCTTCCTCTTGAAAAACATCTTTAATCTCGTGAACATCATAATTCTTAGGAACATATAATTCACAATCTATACCATAAAGGTCTACGGCTAAATCACTAAATGCTCGTAAAGCACTAACCGTTTCCTGAGGTATCATCCTACTCATAACTTCCTCACTATTTCATTGTTAAAATTGAGATGCTTCTTAAGATTACTGTTCCCAATATCGCTATCAGTGATGCACTCCCTAAGATAATTACTAACCAATTTAACTTACTTTTATTTTCATTCATATCTGTTTTTAATTCTGCTATCTCTTGACAAATCCTATTACAACTTTTCTCCATAGAACTTTCCAATTCTTTTATTATCCCATCCCCTAATCTGTCTAAAATTTTTTTCTGGTCTTCCACAATAGAAGATAGAGACATTACAACTCTCTCCATCTGAGACGCTGTCTTTGTCTGAACTTCAACTAACATCATTAATTCTTCCTTCGTTATTCCTTCTGGCGACATTATATTCCCTCCTGTTATCTTCCTTTTGTATACCCTTTTTCCGGAGGAATACAAATAAATATTACTTCTGCTTCATCTTCTAATGCTCTAACTGAATGCAACTCCCCAGCCTTTATCGAAGCACATTCACCTTTGTCTAATACTCTTATAGCATTGTCTCCAAATTGAATTATCACTTTTCCTTTCCCAACTATTAAATACTCTATTCCTTGATGGCAATGAACGGGTACATAACTCCCTGCACCTAAATGATACCCTATCCCTATCTGATATTCATCCTTCTCATAAATAACATCCAGTATAGTTCCATTAGTCTTTATTTCACCTTTATCCACAACCTTCATCTCACTTAATTCCAAAAGTTTGTCAATAGTCCGTTGTGTCTCCTTAATACCATTTATTTTTTCTATCATACTGTTCATTGCCTCACCCCCATTTTACTCCCAGTATACTTTTCATTATCTCCAATTCTTTGTCTGTAATTTCATCATCTTTAATTATCTCTTCTAAATCAGAAATTGTTTTCATATAAGAATATCTACTCAATAGCTTAAACAATACATTCTTGTCTACCCAAGTCTTCATCATCTCTATATCAGATAGGGCTTGTTCAGGAGTTTTCGGCATAGAAGCAAGTCTTCTAGCCATAATCCAATTTTTCTTTGTCTTAAGCAATTCCTCAATACTCGCTTGAATCTCCTCAAGCTTCTTCTGAAGCTCTTCCTTTGCTCTCTGCCTCAATTCTGGTGGCATCTTCTCCAACATACTCTTAATCGTATCATAGTCTATAACCTGCCTCTTTAGCCTTCCTAATAACACATCCGCAGGTCCAACTACTTTTTCTATATCGTTAATGATATCTTTATATACTTCATAAGGGTCAAAGTCAGAAGAAACTAACTGTGGTTCTTTTAGCCATTTCCCACTTTTTAATTCATAAACTCCAGGTGATAAGAAATCCTGAGCAGGATTAAGTTGCAAATATACTTCAATCGGATGGTCTTGAACATAACCCTCTATTGCTTCCCGATTGTCTTTAAACCACTTAAAGATGTCTTTCTGCCAGTCTTCCGGAGTTTTCCCCTTTGGTAGTTTATCCCCCCTAAATACCAGATGCACATCTAAATCTGATGTATCTACATACTGATTACTTGTCAAAGAACCTACTATTCTTATCTCATCTGCATTCGTTAAGTCAAAATGAGGATACTCTTTCAAAGTCGCCAAAATCTTTTCTTTTACATCGTCTTTAAGCAAATACTGACTGTCCTGCTTTATCCAGATGTCACTGGATAAATCCTCCTGAGGATAGTCAATCATGCTTTCTAAAAGCTTTTTCATCTTATGCTATCCCAAGCATACTGCTAATTCTTGATATAGAACTTGAGACCTTCTGAAACAAAGGAGTAAAGATGTTTTTAAACCAGTCCACAATCTTCTGCCAAAAACTTTCCTCGTTTATACTCTCACCCATTGCTTTAACTACTAAAGTAGGCTCTTTAACCGTTGCTAACTTTGTATAGGTCTCTCGTAAAAGTTTATCCACATCTGGCTTTAGTTTTGATTTTACCTCTTCATAAACCTGCCAGAAACTCGGTATGGTTTTTGTTTCTTTAAGATAAATCAGTGCTTTTTCTAACTGAATTCCGTCTGCTTTAAGTTTTTCTAAAACCTCAACGATAGGTGCTTCCAGCTCTTTCTTCTGTGCTTTTAACTCCTCTAACTTAGATTTAAGTTCATTCATCTTTTGCTGAATCTCCACTAAGTCGTCAACAATCTCCTTTTTCTTTTTATCCAAGACCGTAGGAGGTAAATATACCCGGTGAACCTCATATAACCCTTTCTCCTCCATTTCCTGAATCCTTTGCTTTATCTTTTCTCTAGTTGCTTCATCTAACTCAATCCTCTCTAACCTCGCTATCTGCCTTTTCATTCTTTCATAGAGAGTTTTTAATCTATACACATCTTCTGCTAAGAGTTGAATTCTTATCTCATCCATTTTTTTCCCTCCTTTTTGACACGCGTGTCACTACAAAGAGACAACCTCGGCATTTAACTTATTCTCCTGAATATATTTTGTTGCCTCGTCTTTTGAAGCAAACACTTTTAGTTCTCCGTTCTCTTTAATCAACTCAAGCTTATCTAAATCGGCAACAAAATACCTCTCTGACTTAGGCTCAACAGTCTTAGACTCTACTGGCTTAACGGGTAGTTTCATTCTCTTCTTCACCACTCCCATAATATACTGGTAGTCTCTACCGGTTAAATCTTTATCGGATTTGCCCATCCACTCCTTATATTTCTCTTTAGTCTCTTTCCAATATCTCTCTGCCTTAGATTTAGATATTCCTGCCTCCTTAGCTAAACTGTATAAGGCAGCAGGTGGATGAGTTTCTCCTGCTTTTGCCAACTCCTCCTGCTCTTCCTTTGCAATTGCTTCCCCTTCTTCAGGAGTAACTAATCCAGCAATCGCTTCTTCTGGAAGAACCAAAATTATCTCCTCTCCTGCTACAGGCTCTTCAGGTTCTTCTGCTGGCTTTTCCTCTTTTTTAGGTTCCTCTTTCTCTATCTTTTTTGGCTCAGGCTCTTTTGGTTCCTCTTTCTCTTGTTCTATTAACTTCTTAATCTTCTCTTCCTCCGTATCATCGGGATTAGGGATTTTCCCTTCTCTTGTGTACTTTTTAAGTCCTTTCTCCCGTAACTTTTTAATCTTTTCCTCCTCAGTGTCATCCGGATTAAGAATCCGTCCCTCTAACTTCACCTCTTCAGAGATAAACCTAAAAAGTTTATCGACCATGTTCTCCATCTTTACCTCCTTTCCTTTTCTATCAGTTCTACTTTATCTCCCTTTTCATCACACCATCCTCTATCTTTTATATTTAACCCAAAGTCAATCAGGCTAACAACCTTATCAGAAACAACTGAATCGTTTTTCCAAAACGCCACTTTAAAAGAACCATCTTCTTTATATAACGGTCTTAACTCCAAAGGCAAATCCTCAAATCTTAAATTAAGTAGGTCCTGAATTGACTTTGGAACGCTCCCACTTAAAACATAATCTAAAATCTCTAAAGCTACTTCATCCTTAGGAACTACTTTTAACCCGTTCTCTAAAACCTGTCTAAACAAAGTAACCGTTGTAGTTGCAGGTAATTTCTCAGAATACTCCCCTAAACTATGCAACAACTTTTTATAAACCACTAAATCTAAATCTTTCATAGCACATCCTTAATTGTATCTTTTATTTTTTGAAAGTCTTTTATGGTAAATCTTTCTTTTGTCGGATATAACTTTCCTCCTTCAACCTTTACTCCTGCTATGCCTTTCTCTTCAAGTTCATCTACCACCGCTCTTTCATCAACATAGATATTCTCTAAAATCTGCCAAGAATGAGTTATCACCCCTTCAAAAATCAGTCTAACTCCCGCATAATTAACTACAACTACTACCCCTGCTAAGTTATCTCTATCTAATTCTACTGGTATCGGTCTTCCCTTCTCTAAAGAGTCAATTAACATCTCCACTGCTCCCCTGTCGTCGGCATATTTCTCTTTGACTTTTGCTATTAAACCTCTAATACTTTCTGGAACCCTTCCCAAATCTATTACCGCATTAACCGGTTGATATATCCCTCCTCCAAAAGTCAATCTAAATAGTCTAGCATCTTCCTCTAAATCTCTAATCTTTGAGTTCTCTACTATATCCTCTAAAACCTCTTCCAGTTCCTCATAAAGCGATTCCATCTCTCTATCTATTGCCTCTTTTAAATACTGAAAAAGGTCTACAACCATAACCGGCGATACATATTTATCAGAGTTAAGAAACCTTTTACAGAACTCTCCAAAAAATCCTCGCTCTACTAATGTAACTAATTCTCCATCGCCAAACTTAACTAAATATCCTTCAGGTCTTTCTAAAATCTTAATCTGCCACTTATTTTTAAGTCTTGCTAAGGTCTCTAACTTTTTCTGAAAAGTAGTAAATCCTGAAGGTAAAAATACTATATCCGCAGAAGTGGTTGCCTCTAAAATGTCATCTATAAACTCTTCTCTCATACTTTACT